CGATTGGGTCTAGCTCCTTGAATTGGAAATCACGCGTACGACGGTAAGGCTTTTCTGCCCACTTGATAAACGCACGAGCTTCTTCAGCTGCAGCTTTACCCATATCAGCATTACCTAACCAGACTGGCACTTGATCCATACCGAGTAGCCACATAGCAAAGAGTCTGTGGTGTCCGTCTACGATAATCTGCTTTTCGCCGTCGTCATAGACCAGCGCGTAGTTACGGTAAGGAGTGAGCGCCTGGCCCATAGCTTCAATATGGTCAGCTACGTTAGAGCGATCAAGCTGGGTGTCTGTGCCGTAAAGATCCTTTACGTTCACCAGGGTTAGCTCAGCCTTTTCCCATACGTCAGGTGAGACTGGATAGTCGCCGTTTTGAGTCTGGACTACAGGCCAGGGACTAGCTACTGAGTCAGCGAGCTCTTCTGGGTTGTCAGAAGTAGGGTGATCGCCAGCTGCGTTAGGCAAAATCTTGAGACGTGATAGTCCAGCCTTAACCTCAGCTTTAGAAGGTACGCCAGCTTTGTCAATATCTGCAGACTTGACAGGAGCTGGCTCAACTTTAGGCTCAGGCTTTTCCTCAGCTGCAGGCTTCTCTTCACCAGGCTTAGGCTCTTCCCCTGGAATTGGGGCTACAGGGGCTACAGGAGCTGGTTTATCTTCTACTGGAGCGATTGGATTAGTTTCTAGGTTATCGACGCTAGGAGGCTGTCCTGTGGCTGTACCGACGTTGATTATGCCGTCTGGTGAGAAGAGGAATACAGATTGACCAGCGACCAGCATTGGCTGATCTGCAGCTGGTGTATCCAAAAGAGGAAGTCCAAGCTCTGAGCGTCGCTCGTTGATGGTCTTAGTAGCTCCACGAAGCTCGAGGTCAGCTCGCTTAGCTTCTTGCTCGTTGTCGCGTCCTTCAGCGATCATAAACTTAAACTCAAGCTCACGAGGCATACCAAGATAGCTGTAGCTCATATTGGTTAGCATTTTGCCTAGCCAGTAGACAAGTGGGCCGACGCCGATTTGTTGAGCGCTGTCCTGCTCGCCCTTTTGGTGTCCAGAGTTGCCTAGACCGCCGTGACCAGAGAAGCCGATTTCAGTCGGCATAACGCCAAAGTGACCGCAGATAGAAGTAACGAGATAAGTGTCCAGGATTTCCTTGAACTTTTCGCCGTATCCGTCGAACTGCACTGGATCAAAGCCAGCTGGGAGAACACGAGCTCTCTTGCGCTGTTCAGTCTGACCTGAGAGGTCGTCGTTGATTGAGTCCTCAAGCTGACGGAGAAGGATTGGGTCATTACCAAAGTCAGGATCGACCTTAAACATAAGCTCTGGCAATACGCCGTTAGTCCACTCAGCTCGTAGCCACTGCTGGCGGCGTAGGTAAAGATCAGCTACAGGTAGGCAGCGCTCGACTGGAGAGTTGCCGTAGACGCTCATAGCTCTACGATTACGCACGAGGTAGGTCAGCTCTTCAGAGGTGAACTCACCATCTGCGTCTGGTACTTCATTAGCAGCTGAGAACTCAGAGCGTGGGAAGCCGTAAAGGATTTGCTGGTAAGCAGCTCCTGGTGGCATTGGACGCATACCGCGATCGTCGATCAGTGGCTTGATTGTTGAGCCGTCTAATACCTGGAGTCCGAATAGATCTCCACCGACAGTCTTTTGAGGCCAGATAGCCCAGGCGTCGAGTACGAGGATCTCTTCAAGCGAGATCATTAACCAGTCAGTAAAAGTGAAGCCATTTGCAGGGTCTGGGTTTTCCCAGAAAGTACGAGCGCGATAGATCTCATCTGAGAACTTATCACGAGCTTGAGCCATAGCGCGAACGTGATCGCCACCGATTTCAGCAATAATCTTTTCTGAAGCGTCCTCAGCTATGACAATATCCCAGTCGAGGCCAGTGATCTTTGACTTGAGGACTTCAATACAGCGACGGATAATGTCGATCTGTTCAGCTGCGCCACGCAGGGTCTTAAACGGTACGAGCTTCTGCTCTGTAGCGACGTTGATATTTTGAGCTACCTGGTATTCGTAGCGACGTGGATCAGCTTGTCCGTTAGGGCCGACAGGGTTGATAGCGCCAGGAGTGATCGGTAGACCTGGTGCGAAAGGTACGTTACCGAAATTAGGGTTACGAGGGAGAGGCTTAGTCGTATAGCTGTTATCTCGAGCTGCCTGCTGCATTTGCTGTTCAGTCATAGAGACTGCGCCAGCTGGAAGCATAGGCGACTTCATTTGATCTGCTACTGCTTTTGCTAGACGGTCGATTAGACCCATTGTCTCTCCTTAATAGCGCCCCTTGAATTACAGGCTAAGGGTAATAGTACCGCTATCCGAGAATTACTACGCGATAAGCATTAGCACTAGGAGCCACTGAGAAGTTCAGGGTTACAGTGTTTGTGGTAGCGCGAAGATTATCGACGACAACTTCTGAACCATCTGCAACTGTGTACACCTGGACGATAACGTCGAGAGTACCGAGGTTATGGGTAATGGTGTAGCTGGTAGCTGAAGTTGAAAGAGTCTGTGAGAACTTACGAGCTACGACAGTGGTGTCGATCGCTACAGTGCCAGTGCTTACGACGATACCTGTACCAGCTCCGACAGCTAAGCCAGAAGAGCTAGTACCGAGACCTGAGTTAGTAGCGAGAAGGATCGAAGCTCCACCAGAAGCTGCCTGAAGTCCACCAGTAGAAGTAGGGTTGAAAGCGATCGACTGACCTGTGATCGTAATACCGTTGCCAGCTGTGTATTCGCCTGCAGCTGAGAACTGTGTCCAGGTGACGCCACCTGTGACGCTGGTAACGATATAGCCTTGAGCTGCCTGAGTTGAGCCAGACTCTACGAAGGTGAAGTCACCGACTGCAGGAGTTGTCTGGTCAGTAGCGCGTGTCCACGCAGTAGTCTGAACGACGTAAATACCATTTTGGCTAGAGGTGCTCTGATTCTTGACGAGTACGCGATTTCCAGCTACGACTGATACACCGTCGATTGTCTGTGCGCCTACGAGTGTGATCGAGACTGTTGTAGCTGCAAGGACTGATCCCTTAACATTGAGACCCTGAGCTGTGCTATCGACGTAATTCTTAGTAGCTGCGTCCTGAGCTGAGGTAGGGTCAGCGAGGCCTGTGATCTTCTTAGAGTTGAAAGCGACGTTAGCTGCTGGAGCACCAAAGGTATCGAGTGTGAAATTACCTGGAGTAAATCCGTGAACGTGGTCTTCGTGAGCTGCAAGAGCGCCAGTACCGACTGCAGCTGTAGTAGCTGTGATATTAGAAGGCGTTACAGAAGTGAGCGCTGGTGTGCCGTGTGTGTGGTCAGAGTGAGCAACGGTGGTAGCTGTACCGTTTGATGAGCTAGCGCCGTTTGTTGTCTGAGCTGTGACTGATCCAAAGCCAGGGCCTGCGTGTGCGTGGTCTGCACGAGCGTAGTTAGTCGAAGTACCGTCTGCAGCTGATCCCGCGATTGAAACGGTTGTCGATTGTCCAGAGCCGAACGCTTCAGCTTGCTGCCAGCTTGATCCGTTTGAGTAATAGATCAAGTAGTTATCTGTGGCGTAGTAGAAAGTACCTGAGTTAGCTGAGCTTGCAGAAGGACGAGCTCCAAGAGTGCCTACTGTAAATCCACCTGTAGGGATCCAGCCGTTACCGTTGTAGTAAAGGAGAGTGTTAGAAGTGGTGTTGTAGTAGATCTGACCTGTTACTGGTGATGATGGCGCCGTTGCAAGATTCTGGATCTGCGCGTTAAGGAGCTGATTCTGGCTGAGGTCGATATTTACTAGAAACTTGCGTGACATTTCATCTCCTAGATGACGTAGGCAGTACCACTAAAGGCTGAGCTAAAGTTTATCAACATTTGATTCACTGAGGGGTAGCTAAAAGTACCCTCGACCTGAGTACCAGCGCTGTCGAATACAACAGCTGTCGGGTGTCCGTTGAGGTTATGGTTAATAGTCCAGGTAGCTGAAGAAGTACCCTGACTATGGGTGTAGAAAATCGTTGTCGATCCAGAAGGCCCTTGAAGCCCGACCGTAGCGATCGTTACGTTAGGTTGAGCTTGAGATAGCGTGAGGTTTGTAACCTGCTGGACGATCGTTACGTTTTCTGTGGTCACGAGACCCTCGATTGAGCGATCGTGAGAAATCCGTCAGACCAGTCGTAGTTAATCCCGCCACCAGAGGTAGCTTTAATGCCATAAGCGTAAGTACCGATAGGGATAGCTGCAGTCTGGGTACCAGTAACGCGATACGTTACTAATCCAGCTGTAGGCGTAGTCAGGGTAATTCCTGAGCCTGTCGAGATACCTAGCACCATAGAGTTATCGACCTGGTTGCGGATCTGTAGCTGTACTGAGTAGCCAGTGAGATCAACAGGGTTGCCTGAGCTATCTGTCGTAGTCGTAGTAAAGATCCAGTCGATACCTTGATTTACTGATGGGTTATATTGCGCCACTAGGCACCTCCTGGGTTAATGATAGCCGTTTGACACTTAGGACAATACGCTGTGCCTTTTGGTGATGGCATACGACAGCTCGGACAGAAATCAACTTTACTGGCGAGATATTGCATAGCTGGAGAAGCTACTGATAGCTCTGTAATCGCCCAGACCAAAGCGTCCATACGATCGGGAGAAGTACCAGAGTCAGGTGTCCAGCTGACCATCTGATCCTCGAGCTCGTTAAATCCTCCAACGTGGTGAACTTTGCCCTGCTCATAAAGAGCTGACACTGGCTCAGCTCGTACTTGCTTTCCCCTGGAAGCTGTTACTAGCTTGATCGGTACTGTCGGATCAACGTGACGAATAACAGAGCCGACCATATCTCCACCGTTATTTTTTTCAGCAACGATTCGATTAGCTTTGTATTCGTGATAGAGCTCGACAGCTCTTCTTGCCCAGCCGTCAGGAGAAGCTCGTAAGGTGCCGTCGTGGAGGACGTAATACTGCCCGTCCATAGAAACACCTGCGACCACTATTCCTGTCTCGTCTGAGTCCTCTCCAGAGGTCACTGCGGGGTCAATAGCGACGCAGATCTTCGTGAGATTGGGAGCTTCTGTCACCCTGGCGTCGTCGATTATCTTTCGCGTCCATAGTGCGCCTTCAATATCCTCGAGCAGTTCTCCGTATAGCTCCTGGCGTCCTAACCTGGTGCCGTTATATCGCAGTTGCAGCTCGATCAGAGCTTGAGGAGCTAAGTTAGCTGCGTTGTCAAAAGTTGAGCCTCGGACGATCTCTACTGAGCCATCTTTACGAGCTACGAGCGAGCGCACGAGAGCTACAGGCTTAGGTGTTGTCGTAACGACTGTGCGCGGGTGATCGCCTAGACGTAGGCCAAATTGCAGCTGATCCCAGGTATCTGAGTATCTCCAGGAGCTGAGCTCGT